GGAGGCTTACCTAAGGAAGCACAGGTATTCAACCTAGAAGGCGGCGGACAGGGCCTCCAGGGGGCTCTGGAGTACCTTAAAACGATCAAGTCATCAATGCACGAAATGGTTGGTGTACCTGAGTCAGCTTTAGGACAAGTTCAACCTATTTCTAATACCTCTGGTGTAGCTTTGGCTATTCAGTACCAGCCACTCATGGCACGTTACCAGCAGAAGACAATTCAATACGGAGAAGGAATTCAACGTATCAATGAACTTGTTCTTCTTACACTTGCATTTAAAGAACCAGAAGTATTTACGTATAACCCAGAAGTTAACGGAAATATCAAAGCTGGTCAACTTCCTCAACTAGATCTGATGGATCCTGTTACCTACCAATCAGTAGTTCATTTCCCACCTCCTTTGCCACTAGATAAGCTTATCGTGCTGAATGAAATTCAACAAAAAATGAATTTACAGCTTGAAAGCCGTGAAGGTGCGCTACGCCAACTTGGCGAAGAATTTCCACATGAAAAGCTGGAAGAGATCAGAGCAGAGCTTATTGCCGATGCTAAGTCTGATGGTGCACTTAACCTCATCAAACAACAGATCAACTCAGCTATCACTTCATTAACTGGTATGATGCCGGATGGATCCCTACCTCCTGGAGCTGCTCCAGGAGATGGAGTTGGTCCGGGACCTCTTGGGCAACCTGGAGTTATCACACCATTTGAAGAACAGACGTTAGCACAGATGCAAAGCGAGTTAGTTACTCAAGCGTATGGCACAAAACTTGCCCCACGTGACGTTTCAGGCGAGCAAGCAGATAGTCCTAACTCTGAGGAAAATAAGTAATTTAGGCTGACAAATTAGCAATAATTTGAAAGGCTTATCCCAAACAATAACCGTAGGTCATCGTGGCATTAAATCGGACAACGACCTCTTAAACCTAAGGAATAACGCATGTCAGAAACATCTAATCTAGTTGATAGTGCAGTGGCCCAAGAAGCATTTTTATCAGAAGCTAACCCAACACAAACAACTAACACAGTGCCCCAGACAAATCAATTTATTGAACAAAAGGGTTACTCAGAGCAAGACTTACAGCGAGTACGTGAACAAGAAAAATCTAAGCTTTATCCTCAAATCGATTCTCTTAAAGAAGAAATTAATCTTCTAAAGAAAGATCGTGAAGATCGCTTAGCTGAAGTTAACCGTATGGCTGAAGAAAAAGCAGCAGAAGCTAAAGCCGCAGCAGAAGCTGATATGGATGTTCGTTCTCTTCTTGAACAGAAGGAAAAAGAATGGGCAGAAAAATTAGCAGAAGAAAAGGCAGAGCGTGAGCGTGCTTTTACTCTTCTAGAGCGTGAACGTCAATACTCAGAAGTTACTGCGTATCGTACACAGCGTTTAGAAGAAGAACGGGATAATATTATCCCTGAGCTTGTAGATCTAATCTCAGGAAATAATCCCGAAGAGATAGAAGAAAGTATTACAGGACTACGTGAGCGCAGCTCACGAATCTTGGAATCGGCGCAATCTGCAATGCAGAACGCTAGAAAAGAAATGACAGGCAGTAGAGTAACATCTCCTGCATCCGGACCTATGGACACTAACTCGGACCAACAATCGTTTACATCGGAGCAGATTGCTTCTATGTCGGTTACTGAATACGCAAAATATCGAGAGAAGTTACTTGGAAGAGCAGCTTCTAATCGTAACAAGGGAATCTTCGGGTAAAAGTTTACCTATTAAACCAACCTAACATATATGAACAAGGAGTAACACCGACATGGCATCAGCCGTAACAGGTACCGGCAATTTAGCCGCAGCACCTACAGCATACTCTGGCTCCAATAGCCAGCTAACACAAGCAATCCAGACCATCTGGTCTAAGGAAATTCTATTCCAGTCAATGCCTATTCTACGCTTCGAGCAGTTCGCTGTTAAGAAGACAGAACTAGGAGTTGCACCTGGTCTCCAGATTAACTTCATGCGTTATAACAACCTCGGATTTGCATCTTCACTAGTTGAAGGTGTCCGTATGTCAACAAACGCATTGACAGCACAGCAGTTCTCAATCACTGTAGCAGAGCACGGCTTTGCAATTGCAGTATCAGAGCTACTACTTAACGCATCATTTGATGACGTTATGGCATCAGCATCACGTCTTCTAGGACGTAACATGGCCCTCTACCTTGATGGCCAGGCTCGTGACACACTCATGGCAGCTTCCTCAAAGATCTACGGTTACGACCGTACAGGTATTTCAGGAACAAACGCATGGTATGACGCAGGAACTGCAGGTACAACACGTGCCTCAATGACTGGCGCATTCAACCTTACAACAGCTGTTGTTAAGGATGCCGTAGAGACATTGGCAACAAAGAATATCCCTCGCCTTGGTGAGACATATGTTGCTTTCGTTCACCCACACCAGAGCCGTAAGCTTCGTGACAACGCAGAGTTCATCGAAGTCACAAAGTACGCAGCTCCAGGTAACTTCATGCTAGGTGAAATCGGTCGTCTATACGACACAGTATTCATCGAAACAACACAGATCGAAAAGGTTGCTGGCGGTGCTGGTGCAAACTACACAACTGACACAGCAGTAGCTCCAGGATCAATCGTTTACCCAACTGGTGGTGGATACACATCTCCAGCAACAAAGACAGGTAACGGAGCAGCAGATCGTTATTCAGCTATCTTCATCGGAGATAACGCATTCGGTCACGCAATTTCGCTTCCAGTTGAACTACGCGATGGCGGTATTCTAGACTTCGGTCGTGAGCACGCACTTGCTTGGTACGCAATCTACGGCCTAGGTCTGATCACAGATCAGTCTGTAGTAATCGCAGAAACCAACTAATTTAAGTAAGGGGGGGCTGGGCCTAAGAATCCAGCCTCCCAACACAAACAAACCTACAAGGAGAACATACATCGTGGCAAAAGCAAAAGTTACTGACGTTACAGGACGTCAGCGTGAAGTACAAGTAAAGGCGCATGCAGAAGAACTTGCACAACGTGCAAATGAAATGTCTATGGCAACTGCAGCGCAGCAATACAAAGATCAAACTGAAATCACAGATCTCACAGATCTTTCTAAGCCAACCGTTATTGATGAGGTTGAAAGCGTGGGAGTTTCCCTTGCTGACGACACAACAGTGATTCGTGTTGCAGAAGACATCAATATGATGACTATCGGAGTCGGCAACCATTATAATTTTGAAGCCGGTAAAAGGTACAAAGTACCGAAGCATGTGGCGGCACACCTTCAGGAAAAGGGATATTTGTACGATAGGCTCTAATGCCGCAATTTAGGTCGCCCGCTCCGACAACCGCCCTCCTGTCGGAGCGGGTCTTTTTTACACAGACTAATCCAGTATTTTGATGGATGATTAGCACACAACCTTTATGGAGGATAAATGACTGCCTCAGTACAACAGCTCTCAGAAAGACTAAGAGCAGAGATTGGCGACATAGCACGGTCATTTACTGACACATTTACAGGCGATGGAATTACTTCTCGTTTTCAGCTTTCTCAAGCACCAGTACAAGGATACTCCCTTGTTGTTACAGTAACAACTCCTGCAGCTACAGCTACAGTTACAGCAGCCTCTGCAAATGGCACAACAGTTACCTATACCTCAGCTAATACTTTTGCTGTAGGACAGGTAGTCTCTATTGCTGGTCTTTCTACAAATGCGTTTAACCTTACAAATGCCACTATTGCAACCCGTTCAGCTACTCAATTTACCGTAACTAGTACGGTTACTGGAACTGCGGTTACCAATGCGGCAGTAATGGCTGTTAGAGCAGCAACTACAGTAGATCGTTCAGCTCACACTACTATTGAAGAAGGTGTTGGCGTACTAAGTTTTGCTATTAACTACATACCAGCAGACAATGAAGTGATCAAGGTCTATGGACAAGCCTACCGTTATTTTACTGACTCAGAGATTAGTTACTACATCAACACCGCATTTTTTGAGCATGCAAAAACTACTACAGATACACATGGGGCAAGAGTTCCACAGGTCTCTTTGCTACCCCCTATAGATGAATACCCGCTAGTTCTACTAGCTTCAACTATGGCTCTTTATACCCTAGCTACAGATTCTGCGTTTGATATTGATATCTCATCTCCAGACGGAGTACAGATACCTAGATCAGAGCGATTCCGTCAGCTAATGCAGATTGTAGAGGCACGTAGGGCACAGTACAAGGAGCTTTGCGTAATGCTTGGAGTGGGCATGTACCGCATTGAGGTTGCTACTCTTCGTCGTATTAGTCGTTTGACTAACAGATACGTACCAGTTTATCGACCAAAAGAGATTGATGACCATTCTCTACCAGATAGAGTTAATCTACCTATGCCGGACTATGGAGATATTACCCCTCCTACACCAGTCCTTTCAAGAGACATATCAATGTACGCTGGAGATGACTTCTCTATGAGCTACCAGTTTGGATTTGACCTTACCAACTTTACTCCTAAAGGACAGGTTCGCCTATATACCCAGGGTAGCTATGCGCAGATTGGCCCCCTACTACTTGCAGACTTCACTATTACAAAATTCTCTGTCAACAACAATAGTGTTTTAGATGGGCTGGTGGTCACACTTCCTTCGGCTACTACTACTAATCTGCCAAAAACATCTTATTACGACATTCAAATGACTGGCCCTGATGGGAAGATTAAAACGTACGCTACAGGAAAAGTCTTTACAGAAAAGCAGGTGACAATTTGACCCCGATTTGGCAGCCTAACCCAATGTATGGGCTAGAAATCCCAGACATCACAACCGTCATAAATCCACCTAATGTTGTGCTTTCAGATCCTAGTTTAGATCTACCACAATTAGGCTTTATCTACTACCAAAATACCCCTTCCGCTACCTGGACCATTTCTCACAATTTAACCTTTCATCCAAATGTTACTGTAGTAGACTCTGGTGGTAGTGTTGTTGAGGGAGAAATTTCTTACCCAAGCGCTACTACAGTAGTACTAACGTTTAGGTCTGGCTTTAGCGGAAGAGCATACCTATCTTAAGGAGATAGTAAATGGCACGTAAATTTTTAACCCCTATTGACTTAGTAAAGAACGAGCTTCAAAATGCCCGTATCCAAAACTTAGCAACTGACCCATCAAACCCCGTAACAGGTCAAGTTTACTACAACACTGCCTCTAATGAAATGCGTGTCTATAACGGCACTATCTGGGAAGCTGTTGGACTTAACGGCGTAACCGCAGATGCCGCAGAAATTAACATTCTTGATGGTGCAACACTTACCACCACAGAGCTTAACTACGTTGATGGTGTTACCTCAGGTATCCAAGGTCAACTTGATCTTAAAGCCCCTTTAGCAGGCCCAACATTTACAGGTACTGTAGTCCTACCATCTACAACTTCAATTGGTGATGTATCTGCAACTGAAATTAGTTATGTAGACGGTGTCACCTCTTCTATCCAGACACAGATAAACACTAAAGCCCCAAGTGCTAACCCTACCTTTACAGGTACAGTGTCTTTAGATTCTTCAATTGTGTTTGAAGGTTCTACAGCAGATACTAACGAAACAACTCTTACAGCTACAGACCCAACCGCTGACCGCACAATCACCCTTCCTGATGCTAGCGGAACAGTAATCCTTACTACAAATAAGGTAACAGATTTAACAGCACCAACCAGCGCGTTCACAATGAACAGCCAACTAATCACAAACGTAGCAGACCCAGTAAGCGCACAAGATGCTGCAACTAAGAACTACGTAGACTCTGTTGCACAAGGTCTTGATGTCAAAGCCTCTGTTCGTGTAGCAACTACTGCAGCAGTAACTTTATCTACAGCCCTTGAGAATGGAGATACTCTTGATGGAGTAACTCTTGCTACTGGTGACCGTGTTCTTGTTAAGAATCAAGCAGATGGTTCTGAAAACGGTGTCTATGTAGTTAAGGCCTCTGGAGCTCCAGACCGTGCTTTGGATGCAAACTCTAACGCAGACGTTACTTCGGGAATGTTTACATTCGTAGAACAAGGAACTGTAAACGGAAATAGCGGTTGGGTATTAACAACTGACAACCCTATTACACTAGGAACTACTGCTCTTACTTTTGCCCAGTTCTCAGGTGCTGGAACATTCACGTCTTCTAACGGCGTACTACTTACAGGAACTAACTTCACATTTGCCCCGTCTACAACAGGTGGTTTACAGACAGATTCTAGCGGCGGAGCAATCAAGCTTGCTACCAACTCTGGTGCTGCTACAGACGCTAACGGTTTTGCAATTGGTGCCGGCAACGGTATCGTTGTTGGAACCAACACCATCTCTGTTGATGCAACAGTAGTAGCTCGAAAGTACTCAACAACACTTTCTACATCAGCTACCTCATATACAGTAACCCACAACCTAGGAACACTAGACGTTCACGTTCAAGTTTATGAAGTAGCCACCGGCGAAGAAGTTATCGCAGATAACGTACGTGCAACAACATCCACTGTAACAATTGGGTTTGCATCTGCACCGACATCTAACGCCTACAGAGTAGTCGTAATCGGATAATATAAATGAGTACAAAGGCATTAGTACCTCTAAACGTACTGGCTAAAAGCAGCGAGCCTGTTGGCCAACGGGCAGGTGACTTATACTTTGATACGACCACATTAAAACTAAGAATCTATAACGGCACAATTTGGGCTGATATTATTGGTAGTGGTGGTGCAGGTCAACTTCAAGTAGATGGTGGAAGACCAGCGTATTTTTACGGTGGAACTCCAAATGTAGAGGGCGGATTTGCATCATCTACATTTGAAGGGTCTTATACAAGTTCTTATGACGGAGGAGTTTCCTAATGGCAGTTAATATTTTACTACGCAGAGGAACCTCAGCTGAGTGGAGCGCCTCAAATCCAATCCTTCTTGAAGGTGA